GTTTAACTTATGTTTCAACCCTATGAGCACTGCTTTCGCGAAGAAGATTGTTAACTATTTCAAGAAGCCCGAGGACACGTACGGACTTGACTACACTGCATTCGACCGTAACCAAGGTGAGGGGTTGTGGGAAGAATTTTTCGAAAATTTCGTCGAGGATTTTGGATGTGATTCTGGGAAGTTCCTGAAGACATGTGCAAAAGTTTCTGCTTGCGGAGACTTTTGGTCGAAGAACGAATCCGGAGAATACGTCAAGATTTTAGAGGGAAGAAAAAGAGGAAATCCCAGTGGACATCCCTTCACTAGTGTTCTCAACTGCTATTGTAACGCAAGCATGCTTCATGCTGCTAGTGTTCCAAAAGCAATGGTTACTGGTGATGACTGTATTTGTCTTGGAAACGCCAATGCCGCTGATACTGCTGCTAAGTTTATTACTGAGAGGTACGCACTGAAGACCAAAATCGAGGGTTTTGGAGCTAAGGGAGCCGGCTGGGCTCACACTGCTCCTTACGTAGGCTCGGTTGCTCTTAAGGACCAAACAAAACTATGCTGTAATGACTACATTATGTTGCCTATCGACGTCGATCGAAAGACTGCTTCTGTATTCCAGAACGGCATAGAAGAGGAGGTTCTTGAGGGTGTCTCTGTGTGTCTCACCGCATGGTTCTACTTACAGCTTATTGGCTACGAGATTCCAAAAGACTTCGAGAAGATGAACTTCAAAATCAAGAGCGAGTGGGCTAGCTTCTCAAGGTTTCGTGGTAGGTTGAACGAATTAGAATACAACACTGTTGATGGTGATTTGGAAAGAATTTTACTGATTTTGACTGGGATCCGGCCGGAAAGCAGGGCTCAAAACAGAAAACTTATTCGCGACAAAACGAACAAAAACAAAAACAAAACCAACAACAACAGAAAGAAAAGCAACAACCCACCAACACAACCACAAATTGTAGAACAAGAAGAAGAAGAAGTAGCTAGACCAAGAGTGCTCCAGCCACCAGTCATCGGTATGACCTTGCCTCCCGACGTGATTCCTCACGCAAACAAAACAACGCAAAGCAAGATTACAAATGCTGAAGCGTCGAGGAGAAAGGAGCAGTCAGATAGAGACAAGAAGAGAGGAGGAAATGTCAACAACCTCGTCCGACGATTTGAAGGCGCTCCCCCCAGGGGACACCCTTTACCCATTACGGAACCGGGGATGGCGTATCGCGCGGCGATTCTTCGGACTCTCAAAGATCCGAGAATTCCTCTGCGTCCCAGCTGTTGGGGAAGAACCAACGTCCCGTATGGTAGGGTCGTCCAGAGAGCGTATGGAACCGTCACTTTACCAACCGGTTCCACCTGCTTCTTTACGGACGGTACTTTTACCACGGAGATCGGGAGTGAACACCCATCAGCCCTCGTATTCCAAAATAGGCCGAACACAGACACAGCT